TAATGGCAAAAAAAAGAGATCCTAAGATAGGAACAGGCAAAAAGCCAAAAGGATCTGGTAGGAGACTTTATACAGATGAGAATCCTAAAGATACTGTTGGAATTAAGTTTGCGACTCCTTCTGATGCTCGTAAAACTGTTGCAAAAGTTAAGAAGATATCTAAACCATTTGCAAGAAAGATACAGATATTAACAGTAGGAGAGCAAAGGGCAAAAGTTATGGGCAAATCGCAGGTGGCATCCATATTTAAAAAAGGTAAAGAAGCTATAAGAAAAAGGAGAAAAACATAATGGCACTTGCAAAAAGTCAAAGGAGTTTAAAAGCATGGGGAAAACAGAAATGGAGAACCAAATCTGGGAAGAAGTCTTCGGAAACTGGGGAACGATATTTGCCAGAGAAAGCAATAAAGAGTCTGTCGTCTGCGGAGTATGCGGCAACGACAAAAGCAAAACGCCAAGGAACAAAAAAGGGCAAACAGTTTGTGAAGCAACCGAAAGGTATTGCAAAGAAAACAGCTAAATATAGGAGGTACAGTTAATGCCAGGAATGATGAAAAATAACATGAAGAAAAATGGTATGAAGAAGAATGGTATGAAGAAAAAATATAAAGGTTTTTCTAAATTACCAGAAAGAGTACAAATGAAAATAAATAAAAAATTAGCTAAGAAGGTATAATGAGAAAAGGACTATATGCTAATATACACGCTAAAAGAAAGCGTGGTGGCAAAATGAAAAAGAAAGGTGCTAAAGGTGCACCTACTGCTGCTAATTTTAGGAGAGCTGCAATGACAGCTAAGAAAAAATAATGGTAGCTAAGAAGTATCAAAACCCTTCAGGTGGATTAAACGAGGCAGGTCGTAAGTATTTCAAGAGAACTACAGGTGCTAATCTAAAAAGACCTAGTAAAAAAGTTGGTAATAAAAGAAGAGCCAGTTTTTGTGCAAGGATGAAAGGCATGAAGAAAAAACTTACATCATCTAAAACAGCTAGAGATCCTAATAGTAGAATTAATAAAGCACTTCGTGCTTGGAACTGTTAGTATAAAATAAAAAAGGGGAGCCATAAAGACTCCCCCATCGCAGGCAACAACAAGACATTTAGAGTATTTACTCTAGATGTCTTTTTTTTTGGTCAACCAAAACTTTAAATTTTTTGTATAATTTGTTTGATATCATCTTCTAATTTTTTACCCAAAGAGTTAGCATGATTTATTATGGCAGCACATAGATTACCATGATAAGGTAAACCCTTTAAGGCTTCTCTTATTTTACCTACAGGCTTACCTCCATAATCTATTACAATAGTATTCTTCTCATTCAATCCTATCTTTAATTCAAATAATAACCCAGTGTAGTGTTTGTTATTATTTTTTTCCATTATCTTTCTCCCCAACTTCTGGCTTAAAAGGTATTAATGTTGCTAAACTATTCATAAGAGTTATAACTTCTCCATATGGTCTAGTCATTAAGTATTTCATAATATCTTTTAATTTTTCAGAATCAATAAGATATTGCTTTGGTTGTATTTGTTTTTCCATATATCCTCCTATTAAAATGGCATATCATCTTCATCTGGATAATATTTATCTATTACCCTTATTTTATCACACGCACAAGATATTGCTTTTAATAGTTTATCTATCTCTTCAGCAAACTGTGGATGTTCTCCTATACCTACAGGTTTATCTAGGTATACTTGTATAGTAGCCCTTGCTACATCTACTTCAGCTTCGTACTTTTTTTTCAAAGCCTTTATCATCTCGTTCATTACTCTGCTCCTTTAAATTGGTAGTATTTGTTTTCTACTAAATCCTCATCAATTAAATAAGGATTATCTTTTGCTTCTTTAGATTCTCTAGCATCTCGTATAGTTTGGTTTAACGTTCTACCATCACGTAAACAATTACATACAAAATCTTCTAATTCTAACAAGGCTTGCTTAACTTGTCCCATTGCTAACCTCCTTAACTAATCTATTAAGATACCACTGAGCCTTTTGTAAATCCTCTAATGGTTCTCCTTTAAACTTATATCTTGCAACATACTTCAAGACATTACCTTTAAGATATCCATGATATTCATCACCTTCCATAGCATCACGAATAACATCTATAGTTTCTTTTTTACCATGCATATAGTGTTTAGGAGAGTTTACATTATCATGCTTTCTCTCATTCTCATATGATATATCGTGACCATGATCTATCTTATTTGTATATGTACGTTTATCTTTTACCATATTCCCTCCTTATAGTTTTTATATTGATTAACTCCATATTATAATTACCATCTGTAACTTCTCTCTTAATAACTAAACCACTCCACCACATATGCTGAGTATCTCTAGCAAAATGTTCTTTATGATTTAGATAGCATCCAGCAGATAAAGCATGTAACTTTTTACCATTAGGTAGTGTTGATACTGCATAATCTAATAAATGACTATGACCTACTGTAGCAGAAACTTTATGCTTTGTCAAGATACTTCTTGCAATATTTTCACCAGATATTGCAGATCCCATAATACCAGAAGGCAAGTGGTGAGAATAATGTACACCATTTACTACCTTTATATTTTTATATCTAACTTCTTCCCATCCATACTTTTTAAATTGTAAGTCATCTATACTTACAGACCCTTCTAACTCTGGATTATCTTCTACAAATCTATCGATTCTATCTTCATGATTACCATGTAACATAATCTTTTTAGGTTTGTGATTACCTAATCCTTTGTTAAATAAAGATAATGCTTCATGTGAACAATCCATATCTTTTTGATATCTTCTACCTTCAAAGGATTTTTTACCTCTGTCATAACTAGATAGAGAATCCATACTACAAAAGTCACCCATACATATTACATGAGAAACTTTATAATCTGCAGCCACTCTACCTGCCCACAGAAATCTTTCATTGCTTGCTTTAGGTGTACAATGAGGATCACCTATAACTAAATGCGTTGCCATTAGTTTAACTCCTTATCTCGTTTCATTTTTAAAAACTCAAGAAAGTCTATAACATTTGAATCATCATCAAATTCTGCAACAGAACTAATAGTTAAGTCTTTATCATTTTTCTTTTTATCTTCAGCATATCCACGAAGTCCCCACAGAAACGTGGAATGGGGGTCAGTAGTTGCCATTTTTATCATGCCTCTAGCTATTGTAGAACATAATTCATATTCTTCTGTAGACATTTTAGATTTACTATCCATAACTATACTACAGTTGAAACCTTTTTCCCAAGGACTAACTATTACCTTGACAGAATTTATAAGATTAAGTGCATTTATTTTTTTATTTTTCATTAGTACCAATACCTATTATAGTTTTCTTTATTATATTCAACAACTTTAAAATCGTAGTTTCTTTTTTTACTTTTACTTGCAAATTGTGTGGCTTCTTCTTCTTTGCTAAAAACCATATTTGTGTACATTCTATAATCCTTTTCTTTTTTTTGTTTATATATTACAAAGTATATCATCATAACAAGAGTCAATGGTGAACAGACCCCTTAAACTATCCACCATTAACCTCTCTGGTTTCCTCCTTTGGATTTGTAACAGAAGTGTACCAAACCCATTTAGGATTCTTACCTTTAGATTGCTGTTGTGGTAACAACTGCAATTTATCTCTTCCCCAACAAGGAAGTTTGTATGGGCAATATGAACACACAAAGCCCAAAACTCTATTACCAGTAGGTTTTGTTCTAAAAGTTTCAGCTACATCACTATAACATCTTTTAAAAGGTTTACCTTCTTTCAATGCTTTAAAATTATCTTCAGCTAATTTTAACGCTTTCTGCTTATGCTCATCTACAGATGCAGGAGTTTCACATACTGTCCATTCTCCTGTAGATTTGTTAATAGCTATCCAACCACCAAACTTTTTAGATTGGCTTTCCCCATACAAAAATCCTTGTGATGCATAACCAAACGAATCTTCCCTAACAACTTCATTAAATCCACCTGACTCTCCAAACTTTTTTTCAAATGAATATGGTGATGCACTTTTAATATCCCAAACTTTTCCATCAATTTCAACGTCTTGTCTACCATCAATTTTATCTCCATTAAATTTATATGTAACTTTTTTTTGCTCATTCTTAATATCTATACCAGCTGATTTCATAACTAATATTGCTAATGCTTCTATCATATCCCCAAATGTATTTCTCATTTTTACATTGTAGGGTTGCCCTTCTCCTTTAATACCTTTAGCTTCCATCTGTAATTGGCACAAAGGTCTACCTATGTTTGACATTCTAGGTTCAAACTTATCTCTTCTACCTTCTTCAAACTGTTTAAGTAAGGCGTTCTTACACGCCTCACCAAACTCCTGGACCAGTTTTGTATCAAGTTTTACAGGAGACTTTGATACACTGTCAAGATACTTTTGAACTTGTAAAAGAATAGTATTCATTATGATGCTAAGATTTCTTCTGGAGAATCGTCATTAACTTCTTCCACAATCTTTGCGTCTATTTTATCTTTACTATTCTTTGCTTTATTATAAGCAGCAATTATTTCAGTATTCTCTGTAGTAATAGAATCTTGAAATACTTTTAATGTTTCCATATCCATATCAGATAACTGTAAGTTTTCTTCAGCATTTACACTTATCTCAGGAACATAAAAAACATTCCCACCTTTCTTCTGCCTTTTTGTATCTATGGTGAAAGTACAATTAAACATAAGTTTTTTTCTTTTCTTTAATTGATCTAAGGCAGCACTTACAGGTGAAAATGCAGTACCAGTTACTCTATACAATGCAGGTAAATTTTCTACATTGTGAGCATTACCTTGTGCAGTTTTACCATTGTTAAAAGACAATAAGCCATACACAAGTTTATAACATCTTATTGTTCTTTGTTGCTCTAACTCTTGAGGTGTTAGAGTTGATCTATCTTTAAAAGGGATCTTGCCACATCTTGTGCCACCAAGCATATCTATGGCTTCTTCTTTCCAGCTTTTAAATATAATAGATCTATTTACATACTCTCCTCTATCTGCATCATAGTGCATATATTGCATTGCACTTATGAATGGTCTAAATGTAATGGGCTTACCATAAACACTTTGACCTACGTTTGAGTCGTATGTAGAGAAGTGACCGACTGGTAATTGATTACCATCGTCATCTTCTGGTGTACGATTGATCGTTAATCTAGGTATGTTTGTACCCATATTAGATCCATCATCTTGTCCGATTGCTTGCATTATTTGCTCATCAGACATTCCTTTTATATTTACTAAGTTATTATCAGACATTTTGTCCTCCTATTTTTAACATATTGTATACCATATTTTGAATAAAAAATCAATAAAAAAATAAACTTAATGTCAAGTATATCATTAAAAATATAACGCATAGTGTCACACATCCACTTAAATAAGTAAATAATTTAGCTAACATATTCTAGTCTCCCCATTAATAACTTTAACATCTAGACCATCAGATTGTGCAAAGTATTTCCACTCTGAAAAAAACTCATGGTCATTATCTATATACAATGTAGTTGGTTCTATTATGCATTGATCTTTTAATGCACTGTATTCTAAAAAAGCAGAATACTGATCATCAGAAAACTCATCCATAGTTTCTAATGCATCTATTTCTTTGGTCATTCAACCTCCTTCATGTTTAACCAATCATAACCGATTTTAAGATCAGTGTCAAGCGGAACATTAAAATCAATTTTGTAATACTCTTTAAGTGCAGGTATTACATCTGCAGTGCCCTGTTTAAATATTTTACTCATCACATCTTCTTCTCCAGGATAAATATCAGCTACGATAGAATCATGAACTGTATTTACAAGTAAACTTTTTACCTTTTGTTCTTGCATAAGTTTATATATATTTATACAAGCAAGTGGTACAATGTCAGCTGTTGCAAAACCTTGAACAGGATAATTTTTTATTTGTGTACCATATGTAGATCCACCCCAAGGTGTTCTTTCTGCATATGGAAATGCATACTCTCTACCAGTTGGCAATTTAATTTGTTTAAATCTTATTGCTTCACTTTGTAATTTATCATGCCAAACTTTTATATCTTTATATTTTTCTAAAAATTTAGTGTAATATCTTTTCTCATCTTCTGTACCAGTAACACCACCATACAAAGGTTTAAATGTATGAGCCTTTGCATCTTGTCTAGATACACCTATAATATCTGCAGTGTATTGGTGAACATCTATTTTATTTTTTATATCTTCCATACCTTGTTTATCTTGTGCTAAATAAACTGCTGTTCTAAATTCTAATTGTGAAAAGTCTACTTCAAGTATACTACCATTTTCAAATCTAGAAGTAACAACTTTTCTTATTGGAAATGTTTTACCTCTTGGTTGGTTTTGAAAGTTAGGATCCCTACTAGATAATCTACCAGTTGCAGTAACTGCTTGCATAAATTTAGGATGTAAAAAACCTTTTTCGTTTGTAAAATTTTTTAATCCTTCTACAAAAGTATTTAGATATGTATCAACTGCATTGTGCCTAACAATAGAATCTATAAATTCTTTAAACTCACCTTCTGCTTCAGATGCAATTTTATTTAATGTAATCTTGTCAGTTCTAAATCCTGACTCAGCAACATCATAAACACTTCTAGGTCTTTGCCTAAAGCCTGCATACTTTGCCATAGGTGTATATAGATAACCATCACCATCACAATCAACACACTTAGTATAATTTTTATATGGGCTACCATCTTTTTTAATTCTTTTAATTACACCCTTACCTCTACATACATGGCATTGTTGTGCAGATGTCCTATAAAGTTTTTCTACATTATTATCTATTAGATTTCTAAACTGTTGTCTAGAATAGTTTGGTCTCCTTTTATTTTTACCAGTGCTTTTGTCTATACCAATATTAAATATCTTACACCATTCTTTTTTATCTTTTGGTTTAACAGAATATATTAACCATGATAGTTGTTCTGGACTAGATAAATTTATTTTTGTGTCTCCCATTTGTTTATATACTATCTTATCTATCTTTTGTTTTAGATAAGCAAACTCTGCACGATATTCTTTTTCTACATTAGATAAGTCTTCTAAATTTATATTAATACCATTACGTTCCATATCAGTTAATACAACTAAAAATTCATTCATCATCTTTAGAGTCATCAATAAACCCTTATTTTTAGCCATTTTTAGATCATCCATCTGTGAATCAAATAGTCTTCTAGTTATAGCTACATCTATCCTACCATACTCTTCTACTAAATCTGCTGGTATATTTTGAAATGGTATACCCCTATCTGTAAATTCTTTTATTCTACTATCCTTAGATCCTATCTTTCTTCTACGACAAGACATCTCTAATGTTAAACTTTTTCTTATACCTCTATTAAGTATATACTCCCCTAACATAGTATCATAAACTTTACCTGTATATTTAAATCCAGATTCTAATAACCACATTAAATCAAATTTAATATTGTGACCTATCAATAAAGTTGTCTTATCTAATATGGATTGTATTTTATGATAGCAACCTTGATCAACTCTTTCACTATGATTTGTAAAATAGTATTCATTATTTATACCCACACTAACTAAGATATTATCTGCATGGAATGGAGATGGATCATACCCACCTGTACTTGTTACTTGCCACGATGTTTCTACGTCTACTGTTGTTATCATACTTCGTACCTACTTATACTTCTTCTAATAGTACATACAGGTTCACCATGATAACCATTTATTTTATTTTTACTTACACATAGTGTTCTTATTTTATTCTCTGTATCTGTATTAGAGTTTCTACCTATACCAATAATTAAATCAGCTTCCGCAGCTTTACCTGTCTTA